CATTAAATGAAATATATAACAAAAGCATGGGTTTGGTTAAAACAAACTTGCACTAAGTTCTTAGACTGGGTAGACAATCTTTTAGAACCAAAACCAGTCATTAAAAAAAGAGGCAGGCCAAGGAAGAAAAAGTAATGGCAACACCAAGAAAAGGCAAAGCAAAAGTCAAAGTAACTGCATCTGGTAAAAAGGTAAGTTACGGCCAAGCAGGTAAAGCTAAAGGTGGTGGAGCAAGAGTTAAGCCAGGAACATCTAAAGGCGACTCTTATTGCGCAAGAAGTCTAGGTATAAAGAAAGGTCTTTCTAAGAAAAAACAAAACGATCCCAACACTCCTAACAACCTATCAAGAAAAAGATGGAAATGTTCAGGAGCTAAATCTAAAAGAAAATAAGGAGATACTATGCCAGGAAAAGGACTATACGCAAACATACACGCTAAAAGAAAAAGAATTAAAGCTGGATCAAACGAGAAGATGAGAAAGCCAGGAACTAAAGGCGCACCTAAAGCTAGTGCTTTTAAGAAAGCAGCAAAGACAGCTAAGAAAAAGAAGTGAAGTTTATAAGTAACCTTATAGATAGATTTTTAGAACGCTCTTGGCAAAGAAAAGAAGATAGACTAACCAAAAAACAATGAACGACATGGTAGCAATCATAACCGAGCTAGGTTTTCCTATCGCTGCTGCCCTAGGTCTGGGTATGTTTGTGTGGAAGCTAATCAATAGAATTATTGATGGTATGGAAACTAAACTTGACACCCTAGACGACAAACTCAATAGCTCCCTAGCTAACCTAGAAGATAGACTAGGCACAAAACTAGACACGCAACATGGTATCTTGGTTGCTCTTATAGATAGAGTTCGTAGTTTAGACAATGAGATAATTAGACAAGATACTATGATTAAAACTATACTTGGTGTACCGCAATTAATTAATAGCGACAAGATTGCAAAGGCAGGTAGAAATGACAAAAGAAAAGATTAAAGAAGAGCAAGAAAAAATATTTCTTATTAAGTTGATTATGGCTATTGGTTTGTTTCTTATAGCTGGAATTTTTATACAGCATTTACATTCAGACGAAATGGTACACAAATTTAAGTCCCCATCCTTTTCTGGCATAGGAACATCTGCACACTATCTTACTATTGAGAACCAACAGTTCAATCGGAAGCAAGCTCTAAAGGCAGAGATAAAATCTTTACAAGACGAAATAGAAAGAGATAAAGAAAACACTACACTAGCTAGATTTATAAGAAACTTAGAGTCAAGAATCTATGCACAACTATCAAGACAGCTGGTAGAAAACCTATTTGGCGAAACTGCTAGTGATAGTGGTGTGCTAGAGTTAGAAGGTAATAGGATAGAGTATAATGTTGTAGACGGAATAATAACTTTAAACATTACAGATTCAGATGGTAATACGACAACTATATCTCTCCCTATCGGTAGCTTTACTTTCTAGTTGCGCGTTAATAGTAGATCCCTTAGAAAACAACTTACCACCATTCCAAAAGATAGAAAAAGCAAAGATAGATTCTCTGCTAGTTCCTGAACTTGCGAACATAAAAACATCTAACAAAAAGAAGCCAGTCGTAGCTATCTACGCAGGTTCTTTTACAGACCAAACAGGACAAAGGCGAAGTAATAGTTCGTACGCAACCTTTTCATCAGCAGTAACCCAAGCACCAGATGCATATCTTATTAGGGCGCTTAAGCACGCGGGTAGTAAATATGATGGTTTCTTTGAAGTGGTAGAGCGAGTAGGCTTGGACCATGTAACTAAAGAACGTCAAATCATTAGAAGTACCAGGCAAGAGTTTAAAGAAGAAACAAAATTACAGCCACTAATGTTTGCAGGTTTGATAATGCAAGGTGGCGTGATATCATATGAAAGTAATATAAAGAGTGGTGGCGCAGGTGCTAGATACTTAGGCATAGGAATGTCTAGGCAGTTTAAGCAAGATACTGTAACCATATCTTTAAGAACTGTATCTGTAAGTACAGGTAAAGTGTTACTAGAAGTATTAGTAACTAAAACGATACTAAGTGCATCTATCGATCAAGATATATTTCGTTTTATTACTGACAACACCGAACTAGTAGAAATAGAGAACGGATTAGTCAGAAACGAGTCAATCAATATAGCACTACAAACAGCAATAGAAACTGCTGTGCTACAAACAATAAAAGAAGGAACAACTAGAGGATATTGGAATATTGATGAATAAAAATGACACATTCGTAGTAACTTACTACAGCCTATTAGGAGTATTATTTTTTAGCTTAAATGCTTACTCCGCAGACAACGAGATATATGTAGACCAAAGTGGTTCTACAGCAAACATAGACCTAGAACAGTTAGGCTCTTCTAACATTATTGGTGGACTGTTAAGTACCGCTGGAAGCCTTAACCCATTAGATCTTGATGGCTTAAATCTTACGTTAGACATAAACCAAATAGGTAATACCAATACTTTCCTTGGAGATATCTATGGCGACAACGTAACTGGATTCTTTGAGTTTGATGGAGATAGCAATACCTTTACTATACAAGGCGACCCAGATAACACTTATGGTATAGATAATTCAAATTACAATGTAGATGTAACTGGTAGTTCTAATACATTTACACTAGACACAGGAACAACAGCTCTAGCATCTGGTCTTGATTTAGACTGGATCATTAATGGCGATGGCAATACATTTGATTTTGATATTAACTATGATGGTGCTACCAACTATGTTGATGTAGATGGTAATAGCAACAACGTAAACTTTACAGGAAGTGGCTATGCGGGAGGATATTTCTACCTTGACCAAACAGGAAACAGCAGAACATTCAATATCATCCAGTCGTCAACTCTTGCTGCTGATTGGTTACAGATTAACTCTACTGGTTCTAATGGGACTATTTGTGTCGTTCAAAACGATGGCGGAGTCTCAACTAGCTGTTGATGTAGGAAACATATCTGAATTAACAGGTTCTGCTAGAGTTTTAAGGGAAAAGCCTTATAATGCCGAGCTGGAATTTGACATCCAACAGAACGATGAAGCTGTAACGACTAATGGCCGTATGGCTATTACGTTCTTAGATGATTCAAAAGTAAAATTAACCGAACACTCGCAGCTGACTATTGATGAATATATCTTTGATCCCAACCCTAGTAAATCTAAAATGGCTATTACCTTTGGTCTTGGTACGGCTAGATTTATTACTGGTAATCTAAATAAGATAGATAAAAACAATATAGAACTTAAAACTCCTACAGCTAACATAGCAATACGAGGTACAGATTTTACAGTAACAGTAGACGAAACTGGCAGGTCCTTGCTAATACTGTTACCAGATGAGTTCGGTGTATCTAGTGGCGAAATATTAGTAACCACAGCCATGGGTACTGTAACCCTTAGTAAACCTTACGAGGCTACAACAGTAGATGTCTTTGAGAAACCACCAAGCTCGCCAGTAATCTTAGATTTATCACTAGAACTTATAGACAATATGCTTATTGTTAATCCACCCAAGCAAGAGGTGGTCATAGAAGAAACAGTACAAACCAAAAAGAAAAACATACTTGACTTTGATGGTCTTGACGAGGACTTCTTAGAAGAAGATTTCCTAGACGCAAAAAAAGAACTAGAGTTTACAGAGTTAGATATAAACTATCTTGATGTAAACTTCCTAGAAGATTTACTAGATGTCATAGACGCGCTACAAGAAATACAACAAGAAGATCAGTTAGCACAAGATGCCACATCTACTAATATAGTTGGTACACAGCTAGGTCAAGACTTATCCACACAAATAACATCCTTCATAACAGGAGAGGTATTAACACTTATGCGTAGCGTTAGTGATACCGCTAGAATAGATATAGACTCTGCTGGTAGTTATACTGTTATCTTTATACAAGATGGTGCATCCAACATTATTAAAATAAATGGTGGGACTGGTAGCACTATCAAAATCACTCAAAGTAATTAATGAAGCGACTACTATTCACGATACTTATAATACTAGTGTTGCCTTTGTTATATCAGTCAACGCCAACAGAAGTATTAAAGTTAAAGGTGTTTGACTATCTTGTGCCAAAGCAAGATCCTTCTGGTTACTTTACTATCCTTAACATAACTGAAGAAGATATAGACAGAGAAGGAGGTTGGCCTATACCAAGGCAAAGGCTAGGAGAAATACACAAAGAGATTATGGATGCTGGTGCTATGGGTGTGGGTTGGGTAGTTAGCTTTCCGCATCCAGACAGATTCGGTGGTGATAAGTTTTTTGCAGACTCCTTCAAACATGGTACATCTATTTTGGCTTCATTTGAATACCCAAATCAAATATACCCAAAAACAGTTGGTACTGTCATCAAAGGTCCTGATGTTGGTGGTATGCTTTCCAAGGGTGTAGTACAGAATACTTACAACCTTAGAACTAACTATATACAAGAAGGTATATCTGCTGCACCCACCGATCTTGACAATCTTGTCAGAAGAATACCCTTGCTACTCAAAACACCAGATGGATATGTAAGTTCTTTTGGTACAGAGGTATTAAAAACCTTGGTAGGTGCAAAAACTTACATCATCACAACCAATGACATTGGTATACAAGAAATTAGTGTTAGAGGATTGCCTCCAATCAAAACAGATAGCCTTGGTCGTAAATGGATTAGTTGGGTAGATACCCCACAAACTAATTTACAAGAAATGAATGTTGCAGGTAAGTTTGTATTTCTTGGAATTACAGCACCAGGAATCATGCCACAAATCGCAACTCCATCTGGATTATTAGAGCCACATAAAATTCAAGCAGCATTATCCGAGTCAATTCTTATAGAAAACTCTCCAAGGATTCCAGAATGGTCTTTGGCTGCCGAAATTGTGATTTTTGGAATTTTTGTGTCGTTGACATGGCTTGTAATCCATTATCTCAATATAGTTAAGGGCGTAAGCTTAGTTATAATTTTGCTCTTCACCACGAGCTTCTTAGAAGCTTATAGCGTTCACAAAGGTGTTTTATTGGATTTTACATGGACTTTTATATGTCAGGTCCTAGTTTCTACGATTGCCTTCTATTTAAGCTACAAAAAACAATATAAATTGCGTCAACAAATCAAAAAACAGTTTGAGCATTATCTTGACCCAAGACAAGTTAAAGAATTACAGGATAATCCAGACTTACTAAAACTTGGTGGAGAAAAAAGATATTGCACATTCTTATTTACAGATGTTCGTGGTTTTACATCTTTATCAGAAACTTTAGAACCAGAAGAAGTTACAGAGATTATGAATAAGGCTTTGACAGTCCAAGTCAATGCTGTACAAAAATTAGGCGGTATGACAGACAAGTTTATTGGAGATGCTGGTATGTTTATATTTAACGCTCCATTAGATTTAGAAGATCACGAAAAGAAAGCCGTGCAAGCTGCAATAGATATACGCAAAGGAATGATAGAGGCTGACTTAGGCATAGAGATAGGCATAGGCGTAAATACTGGTTATGCGGTTATAGGAAACATGGGTTCTGATACAAGGTTTGACTACTCTGCCATAGGGGATGCGGTCAACACAGCAGCACGATTAGAGTCAGCAACCAAGGAA